TAGTCGTCTTCATCATAGATTTCGGACGGTTCCCAAGATGGTGAATAATCATCATTTGCGAGTGCTTCCGGAACTGGTATATCATCGAGTAATCTGTTGATTTCCTCATCTGAAAGCATTAATGAATCTTGTGCCCACTCTAAAGCCCCAAGCTCTTGTAAATCCCTCAATACTTGAACGGACAATTCTAAATCTTCACTTCCTCTTGCACGATTATGTCTTAACGTGGCAATCCTCATTTGCTCTGGTGTCATTTCAACAAACACCACGGGAATTTCAGTATATCCAAGTACTGTTGCGGCTCTCCAACGATGCTCTCCATCAACAATCATTTTAGTTGATTTTTGAACGATAATCGGTTGTGTGAACCCATCTTCTTCCATTGATTTAATAAGTAATTCAAAATCGTGTTCGCTTTGACGATTTGGATTATAATCGTTCGGTTTAATCGAATTGATTGGAACGTATTCAATTCGTAATTCTTTTAATGAAACGTTTTTCTTCTCAATTTCCTTTTTACCTTTTTTAATGATTTTTGCTGATACAGCTTTTTGCGTTGCTTCTGGTGTAGTGTTATAATTTTCCATTTAAAACTCCTATAATTTATGAATAATTAAACCTTGTTGGTGATAATAATCGATTAAGCAGGTTCAAAAGTTTTCATAAATCAAGTCATTCATATTTCTTAAAATCATTTGTTCGATTAATCAAAATTGTTTGATGTAACGGAGCATCCATTGTCCAATATTTGTAACCGTCATGATAGAAATATATGAATTCTTTCTTATAGAAAAACTCTTTAACTCCATTGTTTCTGATAAACATTACTGCATCATTGAATTCATCAACGCTTTGAGAGTTCTTTTTTAAGCAATACTCGTGTGGAGCTTTTTCAGAATAAGTTTTGGCAAAAATCCAATTCTGGCTTTGAATAAATTTTATGAAACCGTTTAAATCCATATATTTCAAGACGTTACAGATTATTAAACATTGTAATATGAAAATATTCTTTTACCAAGTTGGCTTTCCTCCCCACGTTCCTGCTCCTTTTCGGAAGAATTCAGGTTCTACATATGGAATTATATGACCAGCTTTCATTGAGAAAGGGTCTCCCATATACATAATTTTGGATAGGTTTCTCCAAGATGAAAGCATCTGGCATTTTGGACATCTGGTTATTTCAGGAAATTCTTCTGTTGAATGCCGTGAATGATTACGAATTACATAATTGACAACTTTTTTAGAGCGTTCTGCAATCCAATCAGGTGCTTCTTCAATGCAGGTTCTGTAAAAACACTCCTTCCAAGTTTCACCTAATCGCCTAATCGGTTCAACAGAACGACGACCAAACATAGCCGCAGTTCTCACTCCAGGCAACCTCTCACAAACCTTGTCAAACCATTGAGGCCAAGCTTTGGCGGCAATCATCAATTGTTCAATCGCTGCTGCGGATAATGTAGGCGGAGCGATACGAAGCCTATTTCTATGAACTCCTAATCTATGCATCGTATCATAAGCTTTGTTATAATCCCAATTATTGTCTTTGACAGCTTTCCATACATCTCCGTCTGACCAGTCATAAATAGGTCTTGCATAGTAAGTTCCGTAACTATTTTTTCCTTTTGTTAGATAATCCTTACTTGACATTAAACCCATTTTTCGAAGCATTGATTCATCAGTTCGTAAACCCAAGATAGTATAAAGATTTTTACCTTTTTCAGGTGGAAACTTTTCTTCACTAATAAGACCTTGTATATTCTGCTCGTGAATTTTTTTAGCAAAATCAGGTGGAGTGCGAACCCATTTTTCTGGAGGTAATAACGGGTCAAAAACCCAAAAATAAGGATTTTCACGATTGAAAACATTAATTATAGGTTGATTTGCATATACCCAATGAAATTCAACTTCAGGACGCATTGCAACTCTTTCGGCATATTCAAACGTTCCGGGAAACATGATTTCTTCATCACGCATAACAACTTCAACAGGAAGCCTCCCTGTAATTGTTGCCGCTATAATACAAAGTTCAAGGCAAACCCCTGAATCTTTCCCCGCTGAAAACGAAACGACAACTCGATGCCCATCCTCATATAACTTTATTATCCTATCAAGTGCCGCATCAAATACGTTTTCAGTTCTGTAATGTTTTGGCATTTTTTTTTCCGGTAATTGTTATAAAATAAAATTTATTAGGGAAAAAAGAAAATAAATATTTTTGTTCAAAATTAAAAATAAATTTAACAATTTTAGGATTTAAAAATTTTGATGAAAAATCGCTAAGCCAAGTAATACCAAATATCTTTTTTTCGTCAAATCGTGAAAATAAAGATTTGATTTCCTTATAATCAAAAAATGTTGCGGGTGAAACAATATTAAATTTATTCAATATATAATTCTTCCGTGAATGATATTTACGTCCACAACTCATAATAAAAAATTTGCCATTCGGTTTTAATACTCGTTCAATCTCTTGCACTGTTTTTAAATGATTAAATGAATAAGAAAAGCTACCGAAAAGCGAGATAACCGAATCAAAACTATTATCTTCAAAAGGCATATTTGACATATCCCCTTTGATAAAATGATATTTAGGAAACTTATTTCTGCTAATCTTTAACATATTATCAGAAATGTCTAATCCAAAATAATTTTCAGGTAATAAATTAACCTTTTCCAATACAATACCCGTTCCACTTCCTACATCAAGAACCTTCCCTTCAAAAAAACCGTTATCAAGTAAGTATTTAAAAACAAAATCGTTTTCGATTGCGTGAATAGGTTCGTTATAGCATTCATCATAAACCTTGCTTAATTTGTCGTAAATAATCTCTGGAGTGAGTTTTTTCATTTCATTTCAGTCCCAAAAAAGTTATGCAAACGTTTTATTTTAGTATCAAATCTGTATTGAATTCTAAAAAAACAATAGAATTTAATATTGCAAAACAATAAAATTATTTTGTAACGATAAATGTAGCGAATATAAATATTTATTACGTACATCGGATGCAGACAATAAATAAATTTTTTGTCAAATATCAACAAAATTCAACACAACGTCAACAGTGCTTCAACAGTGTTGCAACAGTGCTTCAACAGTGTTGCAACAAAATTCAACACAACGTCAACAGTGCTTCAACAAAAGTCAACAAAATAAAATAAAATAAAATAAAATAAATTAAATATATATATATTCTTCTTCTTCGAAATTTATCAATTTTGAAGAACGAAAAAAAAATTGTCACCCATCGAAAAAAATTAACATTATTTTGTCAGATGTAATGAATATTGTATTCATTGTGTGTATTGAGTGCAGACAATAAATAATTTTTTGCTAACAAAAAAATTGAATAATTTATAATTGTCATAGTGTAATTATTTTAAATTAAGAGTTATGTGGAAGGAAATTTTTAAAATAGGTAAACATATTGATGCAAATGGGAATGAACGAGAGTGGACTATTGAAGATTTAGATATTATTGTATCGAAATATAATAATCAAGAACCTGACAACAGACATGAAGCTCCAGTTGTGATTGGACACCCTGTAAATAATTCACCTGCATATGCTTGGATTGAATCTCTTAAAAGAGTGGACGATGTGTTGCTCGCAAAATTTACACAAATCGATCCTGAATTTAAAAAACTCATTCAAGAAGGTCGATATAAAAAGGTTTCAATGGCGTTATACCCTGATATGTTATTGCGTCACGTTGGATTTTTAGGTGCAATTCCACCTGCAATAAAAGGTTTAAAAGATACTAAATTTAACGAAGATAAATCTTTTATTTATTTCGAAGAATTTAAAATTGACACAAATCAAATAACAGAACAAACATTAATTAACATTCAAGGAGGCGATATCATGTCCGAACAATATCAAAAGATTTTTGAAGAATTATTGAAATGGATTGCTTCGACATTCAACGAAGAAATTGCCAATCAGATCGCAGAAGAATTTGAGAGGATTAAAAATAAATATCTCAACGATTCTGAACCTGAAACGAAATCAGACGTTACGGAAGAAACAGACGTTTCTGATACTAAACAAAATAAAGAGTTTCAAGAAATGCAACGAAAAATTGAGATGCTTGAAAATGATAATTGGAATATGAAATTCAATGAGTATTTTAAATCGCAATTGGGGCGTTTAGTCCCTTCACAAAAATCAATTGTTAAATTGGCTTTTGATGCTGTTAGAAATAATAAAGGGTTTGAATTCTCAGAAAACGGCAAAACAATTACAATTTCAGGTGAGGATTTAATTAAAAAACTCATTGAATCGTTTCCGATGCAAGTTGAATTTAATGAATTTGCAAAACAAAATTCTTATAACGATAATGACCTTGAAAGTCAAAACAAATTTATTGATGAATATTACAAAAGGAGACAATAAATGAGCACGAAATTAGGTATTACAACACTTATCGCAAAAGAATCGCAAAACGATATTTTTGCAAATTCACATCCAACAATGGAAGTGAATAATATTGTGATTTTGTCTGGACAAAACCTTAAACGAGGTGCTTGTCTTGGACAAATCAACGAAACAGGAAATTCTAATAATGGTAAATACGTTCTTTGGGATGAAAATGCCACAGACGGTTCTGAAGTTCTTCGAGGAATATTAGGTTGCGACGTTGATGCTACAAATAGCGATAACAAAGGTTTTATGTATGTCCACGGTGAATTTTTAAAATCAAGTCTCAGTGCAGTGCACGAAATTATTCCCGGTGTTTATAACAACGGTTCAATAGTTATTAAGGAGGACAAATAATGAATGCATTAATTGATATGTTTGAAGCTAGAAGCTTAACAAATGCGATTAATCGAATAAAGATTACAGAGCCATTTGTATTGAATACGATTTTTAAAAATAAGCAATATCATGCCGCTGACAAAATCGATATTGAAATAATTACTGGTTCGGATAAATTAGCACAATTTGTCAATCAACACGAAAGTGCGGTTCCGATTAAAAAAATGTCGAGAATAATTAAAACGTTATCTTTGCCACGAACATTTGAAAAGAAATTATTTACAGCATTAGAACTTGCAAATTATAAACCGCTTAGTAATTTATACGTTACAAATCCGGAAGAAAGAACGAGACTTGCAAACGAGATGGTTCTTCAAGAGCTTGAAGAGCTGAAAAATAGGATTGTTCGTAGGCGTGAGCAAATGGCATGCGAAGCGTTATCAACTGGTCAAATTATTGTAAATCAAGACAATATTGATTTTTCAGTTGATTTTGAATTTGAGAACAACGTTCATCTTATTACACTCAGCTCAACATCGAAATGGAGTGAAGCGAATGCAAAACCTTTAGTTAATATTCGAGCTTGGAAACGTGATATTATGAAACGTTGTGGGTTAAATGCCGATATTTTGATATTAGGAAGCGAAGCGGCAGATGCATTTATTACAAACGAGTCTGTCAAAAAAGAGCTTGATGCAAATAATAATCGAGTTGGGGTGATGGATTTAACTCAACCGTCGACAAGGGCTGGAATGTATATTGGACGTCTAATGGGTGTCGATATTTATGAATATAATCAACAATATACGAAATCAGATAACACAACAGCGGATATGATAAATCCCAAAAAGGCGATTATGGTAGCTAGTGGGTCTTCTGGATTTAGAACTCATCACGGTCCTATCTATCGTGTAGATAGTGGAAATTTAAAGATTTATCAAACTGAGTTTTTAGTTGAGACAAATACAAATGAAGATAAAACGACTTTGGATTGGAAAGTCGAACAAAAGAGTTTACCAACAATACACGAACCGAATGCAGTTATTTCAGCTACGGTATTGTAATGTATTGCACAATTCAAGATATTATTGATGATTTAACTGAAAATGTTGTTGCTCAATTGAGTAACGATATAGAACCGAACGTCATAAATCGTGAAATTGTAAATAAATACATTATAGATGCTACTCAAATAATTGACGGTTATCTCAGAGGTAGATATAAATTACCACTCATTAATGAGCACTCAATTCTTAAAAAAATTTGTGTTGATATTGTGAAATACGAACTCTATAAACGAAGGGGAAAGATATTTGACAATATACAAGATTTATATAAGGATGGAATTGCTACGTTAGAAAAAATTCAGAAAGGTATAATTACGTTAAACGAAGGAACGACTGAAACGAGACCAAGTTTCTATCTGGTCTCTGAAAGAGAGCCTGTTTTTGAAAAAACAACATTATCTAACTACTAATGAAAATAACGGAAATTGAAAATGCTATCATTAACAAGCTAAAAATTGATATTCAAGATTTGGCAGTTGAGCCTTTTCCCGACAACGTTGAAGATTACAAATTATTACATCCAAAAGGTGCGATATTAGTAAGTTATGAAGGTTCGAATTACACAAATCCACAAATCGAACAACAAATAAGATTACTTGAATTTGATGTTATCGTAATCGTTAGAAACCTACGTTCTTATTTAGGTGCATATGAAATTTTAGATAGAGTAAGGCAATCGTTAACAAATGATTTGTTTATTGAAAATGCAAAATTATATCCTATTTCAGAAAAGTTTTTGTTTGTTGAAGAAGACAAATGGCACTATGAAATAAGATTTATGCTCCCAACAGTTCATTTTATTGGGGAATAACGATGGAGGGGGATAACGATGGATTTTGTAAATGGATTGATTAACAATGCTATGCAATTTGTGCTTATGATAGTTGGATTGCTTACTTTCTATTTTATGCTTAAACGTGATAATAGGAAAATGAATGAAGGAATACTTTCAAATAAATTGTCTGAAATTGAAAAATTTAACAATCTTGAAAAAAAAGTTAAGTTACTCGAACAAAGAGTTGATTTATATGATGATGCAAATCGCAAAGAACTTGAGGATATAAGAAGAATATTGAATGAATTAAATAAAGAACTTCATAATCATTTAACATCAAGTCATAGGTTTAACATCAAATCATAGGAGTTAAAGATGAACACTAAAATTAAATCAGCTATTGATTTCGTGTTTAGAAATGCAGTTTGGTTTATCACCGGAATTGTAGCAATTTTCTTCCTACATCCGGGAGCAGCTGAAATTCAAACTTTTCTTTTTATAGTGGTTCTTGAAGCAATGGCGTTATTTTTGTCTGGAGTTGCGTTATTTGTCTATACCAAAATACCTTTCACAAAGTTGATTATGGAAGGTGATGACAAAAAGCTTAATAGCACTGAAAGATACTCAATAATGATGGTATTAGGTCATATATTTTTAGGCGTCCATATATTAGTTGGGTTAGTTGTTTTAGGTGTATATATTGCTCAATTTTCGCATTAAAAAACAATTATGAAAAGGTTTATCATTATAACAATATTATTGTTTTTAATTGGCATCGTTCAATCTTTTTCAGCTTTGAGATATTTAGTGCCGTGTAATAATAAATTGTTATTGGCTTCTCGTGATAGCTTATTTGCACAAGTTGGAGTAAAAGAGAAAACTAATAAAAATGATGGAATTAATGTTGAGACTTATCTTAAAAGTGTAGGTTTAACAAAAGGTAATCCGTATTGTGCCGCAGGACAATATTGGTGCTTTTATTCGTCGGCGAAAGATTTAAAATTACCTACAGAATCTATTCCGATTTATCGAACAGGTTCAACCATTACGATGTTTAATTTCGCTGTTAAAACTGGACAAAAAACTAATTCTAATCCTGAAATTGATGATTTAATATTTTGGAGAAAATCAAATGATTGGAGTGGACATGTGGAACGAATTATTGAGGTAAAAGAAGCTGGATGGATTTACACTATCGGGTTTAATACGAGTTCTGAAAAGAAAGGTTCTCAAAATGATGGCGATGGCGTTTATAAACGCAAACGAAATATTTATCACTTTTTAGGCAGAATGGTTGTTAGAGGTTTTATAGGATTTAAAACAGTATGAAAAAAAAGTATCATTTATTAATAGGGATAGTTCTATTAACAATATCTTTGCTTTTATGTTTCTACTTGGGAAGAAGTTCAAAGTATTGCAATGAATTTACAAGTGTAATTACTAAAAGAGATACTGTAATTGTTGTTAAACCATCTGAACCCATAATTATTGAGAGAGCTAAAACGAAAGTTATTTTTAAAAAAGACACTATTATTGAAACTAAACCGTTTACTGCTATTATTGATACAATTATCAAACGAGATACAATATATGGGAAGTTTAATTTTCCTGAAAACAGTTTCGATTTCTGGATTAAGAAAAAACCTGATAGCACGATGGTTCATACGATTTATGTTACTAAAGAAGTTTTAAAAGAAAAACCTTGGTGGGAAACACCAGCCTTCATATTGGGAGGAACGATTGTTGGCTATATTTTAGGAAAAAATTTTTAATAAAATGGAGGTCTTTATGTGGGTTCAGAAAGCAGAAATTGTGGATGGTGAAATCAAATACAATATATTAGGTAAAATCAAATTAAATGAGCTTGATACAGGTATAGCGGATAAATATTATGTTCACGAACAAAACTCTGCTAACAACATTTGGCACGTCATACATAATTTGAATAAGAACCCAGCAGTTTTAACAGTTGACAGTTCTGGTACTGTTGTTTATGGAAATGTAGAATATATTAATAATAACGAACTTAAGATTTTATTTAAATATCCATTTGCAGGTAAAGCATATTGTAATTAAATAGGAGAATACAATGCCAATTGCTTTTTTAAACGATATAGATATTTCAGGAATATTAAAGATTTTCAATAACACTGGTTATTTAGACCTTGATAAAAATGAAATTAGACAAGCGATTGTTCAAAATTTAGCTTCAGAGCCTGCTTCTTCGTTAGCTGGACAAATCATTTATAACACATCTAAAATTGATGCCGTTAAAGGCGATGGGAAATTTGGTTATAGAACTGCTACATCTTGGGTTTATCCTGATATGGAAAAATCTACTTATGATAGTAATAACGATGGTAAAGTAGATTTTGCCGATAATGCCGATTTACTTAATAATCAAAATGGAGATTATTATTTAAATCGAAGTAATCATATTGGATATCAAGCCTCTGCAACGATTTCAGATTTTGTTGAAGCTTCCCGAAAAGCTGTTGGTGGTGCATTAAATGATACTAATTCAATTGACTTTACTTATGATGACACCGATAATCAAATAAAAGCGGATGTTAAGATTGTTTCAGGTGGTGGAATTGAAATCGTTACTAATGGTCTTCAATTAACCGATACAGGTATTGTAGCCGGAACCTACACAAAGTTAACAGTTGATAGTAAAGGTAGAGTAACATCTGCTACAAATTTAAGTTCAGGTGATTTACCTTCACACACTCATACATCGAGTAATATAACTGATTTCCATACAGCAGTTAGAACGAACCGATTAGACCAAATGGCACTTCCAACAACGTCTTTGAATTTAAATAGTCAAAAAATAACTAACCTTGCAGACCCTACAAATCCACAGGATGCAGCTACGAAAAACTATGTTGATAATGCTATTTCTGGTTTATCTTGGAAAGATAGTGTAAGGGTTGCTACAACATCAAATATTACGTTATCAGGAACTCAAACTATAGATGGCATTGCGGTTTCTGTTGGCGATAGGGTTCTTGTAAAAAATCAAACAAATGCATCGCAAAACGGCATATACGTTGTATCTTCAACTTCTTGGTCAAGAGCTACCGATGTTGATACTTGGGCGAAGTTAGTAAGTGCAGCTGTTTTTGTAGAACAGGGTACAGTTAATGCAGATACAGCTTGGATATGTAATGTTGATAGTGGCGGCACATTAAACACTACGACAATTAATTGGACACAATTCAATGGTATTGCTGGGTTAATTGCTGGTAATGGTTTATCAAAGACGGGAAATCAAGTTGATGTAAATGTTGATAATCAATCTATTGAAATAGTTTCTGATATTCTTCAAGCTAAACTTGATTCAAATGGTGGATTGACTAAGTCTGTAAGCGGATTGAAAGTAAAAGTTGATAACACTACTCTTGAAATAACAGGAAATAAGATATCAGTTAGCAATGCTTATAGAAACAAGAAGGTAACGGCTGTAATTACTGGCGATAACTCTACATCAACATTTGCTATAACTCATAATCTTATGACGAAGGATGTAATTGTAGATGTGTACGAAGCTTCTACTGGCTACACTGTTTATCCGCTTATCGAAAGGTTTGACACAACAATCTTGAAAATATCTTTCAAAGTTGCTCCTGCTACCGCAAAAGTATATAACGTAGTAATTTTAGGATAAACATATGTCCACTATCCCAATATTAGAAGATTTGAATTTGAATTATTCAGAAATTTTGAAGGGAAGGTTGGAGAATGT